CCAAGAAGTTTATGCCGATTGCTGACAAGCTGGCTGCACTGCCAGACACAGACGGTATCCTTCGCGGTTATTTCCGTAAAGCGTCTGCGAGCATCGGGCAGGAACAGCCTAAATCCTATGGCCGTATTGTCCGTGCATTGCGTCGGGGCGACGGGTCTCGCCAAGAGAAGGCATTGAGCGCAGACGAGCGTAATATTTACCGCCAGATCAGAGCGACACTAGCCAATGAGCGCAACGAGCTTATCAAAGAAGGCTTCCATGTAGGCAATCGTGGCCCGAACTACCTGCCACAAGTCTGGAGCCAGAAAGCGATCAACAATAACCGCCCAGAGTTTATCGAAAAGATGAAGCGGTACTATGCAATCGAGCGCAACAACATGGGGGCAGAGTACACAGACGCGGAAGCCAACGCATTTGCTGAAGGCATCATGCTCAAACTGCTTGATGAGACAGAAGAAGGTGTGTTCATCCCAGTTAAAGGTACAACTAAGAACTCTACGTTTGAGAACGTAGATTACTCCCGTGTTATCGAACTTGATAAGTACGCAGAAACAGGGATTTTAGATGAGCTTGAAAAGTTCTTGGAAGACGACCTCGAAGCAATCCTTGTCAAATACTTGGAGGGAAGCTCCCGTCGTCTGACGTCTGCGAAACGCTTCGGTGTGAATAGCCACGCCGTCTCTGACTACATGACTGTAGCGAGAGAAGGTAAGGCTGGCATTGTCGCATTGCTGACAAAGAACAAGCAGTTCGAATATGACATCACAGCGATGAACCCGCAGGGTCGCAAAGAGACAGCTTCTTTAGTCGACACAATTCGCATGCCATTCCAAGGCGACAACGGAGAAGCGTCCGAGTTTGTAGATAAACTGATGGAAGTCGCTAACACATCTGGCCCCGCTGGTGCGCGGCAGATGCTGATGGATATTGCTACACTTGGCCCAGACGGAAAGGTAAATCCTGTTTATGCCAAGCGAGTAGACGCGATTGTTGGCGCACTCAACGACTTCAAAGGCAAGGCTGGCTCTATCGCATACGATGAAGGTGAAGAGTATGTAGATAACGCCATGCGTATTCTGATGAAGAAGCCAATGCACGGCACAAACAAGACTGGCATGAAAGTGTCACGCTCGCTTCGCTTCTTTAACAATGTCTCCCTGCTTGGCTTTACCACCCTGACATCTATCGGTGACTTGGGCTTGCCCATCATCCGATCTGGCTCTTTCAAGTCTTGGTCAAAAAGCCTCAAAGAACTAAAAGACCCACAATACAGAGAGATGATCCGCAACGTCGGCGTGGCCATGGAGAACATTGTACACGAGCGGATGGTTCACCTGTACGGTGCGCCAGACAACAAAGCATCGCACGCATTCTTCAACGCGACATTGCTCACGCCATGGACAGACATGAACCGTATGATTGCAGGTGCCACTGGCTATGAAACCTTCATAACCATGCAGCAGAAAGCATTCGACACCTTCAAGACGGGCGTTCCATACGCGCAGCAGTCTGCACAATACAAGACGGCACACCGCTTCTTGAAGAATTACGGCCTAGCTGAGTTCCTGCCCGGAGCAAAACGCGCCGGGGAAAGTCTTGGCAACCGGGCATTGATGCAGTCAGACGACACTGTTCGTATGGGTGTCATCAAGTTCGCAGACGACGCAATCTTCCAGCCCAACCCGAACGACATTCCGATGTGGGCGCAGACGCCTGTTGGACAACTTGTGTTCCAACTGAAGTCTTTCCCGCTGATGATGTCACGGATGACAGGCCACATACTGAGCGAAGCAAACCAAGGCAACTTCAGACCTCTCATGTATCTTGCGTCTGTAGGGCCAGCGTTCGGCGTCGTTACATTGTCTGCAAAAGACATGATCCAGATGCGCGGCGGTGAAGATGACCGCAGCCCAGAGTTGCGCAAGCGGAATGTTCTCAAAGCACTTGGCTATGACAAGAAAGTGCATGGCGACGAGAATGATTTCCTCGGCTGGTATGTAGAAAGTATGATGGTTATGGGCGGCTTTGGTCTGCTCGGCGACGTCATTCACTCCGCAGTTAGCCAAGTAGACAACGGTGCATACGGTCAACAGCGTATGTGGTCGACTGTTCTTGGCCCATCATTTGGTCTCGGCAATGCAGGAATGCAGGTGACTGCTGGCATCTTCGATGAAGGTGACAACAGCAACTCCAAAGAGCGTTCGGCAATGCGTGAGGTCGCAACCCGTATCCCAATCCTCGGCGGCAACAGACGTATCCGCGAAGGGATTGTAGACGCTACGGCAGGTGAAGCCTCAAGCGGCAACACAGGCGGATGGCAGTCTAGTTGGAGCAAATCTTATTGAGGTGAAACATGGCAGTAGCAATGGAGAAAATTTTAGCGTGGAAGATCATGCCACGTCTTATGATGTTCGTAATGACGCTCATGTATATACGCGTGATTGAATGGGGAATGTCTCTCCCAGACTTATCAACGCAACAGAGCGCAATGATTTCCGTGGTCAGCGGCGCGATGACAGGCGCGTTCGCCGTCTGGTTGGGGAGTGAGAAGAAATGATACAAGCATTATTTGGCCCCATCGCTAGTCTGGCAGGTAGTTGGCTAGACGCAAAGACAACGAAGCAAGCCGCCGAAGCAAAGCTGAAGCTGACTGAAGCAGAAGCAAAAGCAAAGATCATGCTCTCAGAGAAGACGTCTGTCGCAGACTGGGAGCGCATCATGGCGCAAGGCACACAGAACTCTCTCAAGGATGAGTTCGTAACCGTCATTGTGCTGATCCCGGTGATCCTCTGCTTCATTCCCGGTCTGGAACAAACAGTAAAGAATGGCTTTGACCGTCTGGCTGAGTTGCCGGAGTGGTACACCTACCTCGTTTATGTCGTCTGTTGTGCCGCCATTGGTATTCGCGGTGGCAAGCAGTTCTTCGGAGGTAGAAAGTAGAATGGATAATATTAAGTTACCGATTGCTTTGGTTATCGCAATGGCAGTTCAGTTAGCAGGCGGCGTCTGGTGGGTCTCACAGCAGGCATCAACCATATCAAGCCTCGAAGAAACTGTCAGTCAGCTTGGCTCTCGTATGGCCATAGAAGACAACATCAACTTGAAGCGTGATGTTGCAAACAACAACGACGACATTGGCCGCATCTGGGATGATCTGGAAGAAGTCTGGGAAGAAATCTCAGGTCTCGCATCCATGATTTCGAGGGTCACAGAAGTCCAGCAACGCGTCGCAATCATTGAGAACGAACTCAAATATATCTCGAATGGCGTGAGATAATGGAGACTTGGCAAGCATTCCTCCTCCTGATGGTCAGCATCAATACCATTGTGAACTGCTTGCGTCTGTATGTTGAAGTAAGGAAATCATAATGACAAACAAAGCTATGAAACTTCTGCAAGAGAAATGCGGAGTAACAGCAGACGGAGCCTTTGGCCCCAACACTGCACGGGCTATAGCCGATCATTACGAGCTATCACCAGAACGCGCGGCCCATTTGCTAGGTCAGGCATCTCACGAGAGTGGTGGCTTCAAACGCGTGAAGGAAAGTCTGTACTACAGCAGCCCCGAAAGAATACAGAAAGTCTGGCCTACTCGCTTTAGGACTGTACAGGATGCGGAGCCATACGCACGCAACCCAGAAAAGTTGGCAGGCAAAGTATATGCAGGCAGGATGGGCAACATTAACGAAAAAGAAGCTGCCATGTTTATTGGCAGAGGATTTCTTCAATGCACCGGGCATACAAATTACAGACTGTTTGCAAAAGATATGCGTCTGCCAGAGGTTTTGAACGCGCCATCAATGCTTGAAGAAGAGTACGCGTTCGACAGTGCGCTTTGGTTTTTCCAGCGCAACAAACTCTTCCATCTTGCAGACGACGGTGTATCGGACGAAGTAATTAAGATGATTACACGTCGTGTGAACGGTGGGTATCACGGTCTCGACGACAGGAAAGAACAGACCAAAAAGATTTACGGGTGGCTGACTTAGTCACCCTCTAATCTTGTCTGGCTGGCCAGTAAACATATTGAGACGTTGCTTTATCTCAGTGTTGTTCTCAGTAAATTCTGCGCCCAAGGCTGAATAGCCAATCTTATCTACCCAACTGTCATCATGGTCAGGACAGTTCAGCAACCTAGCTGTCTTGACCCAATCCATCATCAAGATAACGTGCTGTTCTGTCAGGTATCCCTGATCATTCATAGCCGCGCGTACAATTATGTTCCATCCATCGGCAATTTTACTATGGTTCTCGAACGCATCGCCATAGTCTTTTGCTCTCTGGCCATTGATAAGTTCTTTGGCCATGTCTAAAGTTT